CCTAGACTTTATAAGCTACACCGTTCCCAAAACTAGATCCAACCTCAACGTCCACTGCTAAAGGGACTCTGAGGTTGATCCCAAAGTTATTCTTCATGTAGTGATAATTGACAAGCTCATCTGTCACTATCCTAACAACCTCCTTCGTCTCCTCCTTTGGGCAGATAAGTTCAATAGAGTCGTGAACGGTAGCAATTACTTTACCCTTCATTCCCTTGAGCTTGTTAACCACACCTAGCATTCCGCACAGAAGAATATCACTAGCAGGAGATTGAATAGTGAAGTTCAATCCCTGCCTAAATGATTCCCTACGAATGTTCTTGAAGGGTGACTTGTAGTTTGGAAGATGTCTGTATCTACCAAACAAAGTCTTAGCGTACCCAAACTGCTTAATGTAATCATCAACAGTATCCATATACCTGCGAACACCAGGGAATGCTCTCATCCACGATTCAATGATCTCGTTGGCTCTATCCTCTGGCATGTTATGCTTAGAAGCAAGAGTATATCCTGTTCCACCGTATACAGTAAGGAATGATACTGCCTTGGCAATCTGACGTTGTTCCTTAGTTACTTCAGAAGGATCTTTGCTAAACGTGAGGCCAGCGGAATAACTATGAAGGTCTGCTCCAGACTCGAAAGCCTTGATCATGTTGCGTTCATTAGCTATGTGAGCCAAAACTCGTAGCTCCATACCTGCGTAGTCCACAGTAATGAAATCATGCCCCTTAGGAGCTACCACGTAATCTCTAATGTTAACATCCAACGCCTCTCTAGGTAGCGTGTGGAAACTAACACCGATCTTATCAGTCTTCTTCCTACCAATACTTGCACCTGAGTTAGAGATGCGACCCGTAACTGTCCCTCCTAAATCGTACTTACAATATATTCTATCTCCAGTATTTTTAAGAGCATTTCTCACTCCCTCAATATAAGTAGAATGCAGCTTTGTGTACTTCTTATACTCAGAGAAGCGATCAAAGAATCTCTTGGCAGCTTTCACTTGAGCATCCGACATATTTGCCAATACGGATTTAGCAATCGCTACTTCACCATTACTTCTCATTAATCAATCCTCTAGAGACAAACTCTTCTTCTACCATGTTCTTAACCTTGTTCAGAGTTTCCTCGTTTGTAGAGGGAGCACCCTTCTTAGTAAACTCAAAAGGATACAAACCTAAGCCAAAGTCCTCTGTCTGATTCCAGTTGCCTTTAGTATCCTTTGTAAATGAGTAGATCACATTAATCAATTGCTGAGTGGAATTAAGATTAACAACATCCTCCAAGCCAGCAGCCTCCTTCAAGTGATGCTCAGATTCTTTAATCTTAAGTAGTAGCTCCTCATCTAACTGGTCCAACTTGTCCTTATCAATAAGTAGACCTTCATACTCCATGTCTCGGAACGCAATAGCCAAAGGAGATATTAGTTTTTCATAAAACTTTTCTAAACCCTTCTCCTTAACCTCCTGTAGAAGTTTAGCATACACACGGGCAGTAATGTTAGTGTCTTTAGCGTTACCCTCACAGCAATCTATTAGTGGGATATTCTTGAAATCAAAAGTGTTTGCGTTTTTAACTGATAGCATTAGAACTTCTCATTAGGGAAGTAGTATTTAGCAAGATCTGCGAGACTCTTAGGAATGTTCTCGTTAAGAAAGTGCTGAAGGATCTTTGTGTCGAAGACATTATACACATCCTCTACACCATAACGCTTTAAGAACTTAAGGTCAAAGCCACAATTTTGAAGGACTTTACGATTGTTCTTGTTACGCATTACTTCGCAGATGAAAGACATGAATCTCCCCTTAGTTTTGTAACCTAGTTTAGCCTCCTTGTGATCAACGGGTACCACCAAGGTCCTACCTAAGTCCCCTGTCTCTCTATCTACCAAGGTCATTGATACAGTGTGGATGGAATCATTGTTAAAATCAAGACCTGTAGTCTCAATGTCTACCGCTACATCTAAGGAGGTGCTAGTAAACTCGTCCTTAACCTTGTCCAACTCTTCAATGCTCAGACACATTGTGTAGGGAGCATGAGACTCTATGGACATGCCTAGCAAGTCATTTTCAATAGCGGCTTTAATATCGCCCCTGAAAAGAAAAGCATTCTTAGGCTCTGCTACAACTTGGAAAGGATGAATAATAGGAACAACCTTAAACTCATGTCCGTTCTCGGTCTCCATAACATCCGTCTTACCTCTAACCTTTCCAGACTCTTTGTTCCTACCATAGAGCATGTTAGTAGCTACGCTACCGCAAGCAAAAACTAAAGAAGGCTTCATGTGATCAAGAGTATCATGAAGGTGGACCTTACAAGCTTTCCTAACGGCAGATGACAGGTTATCAGCAGTGAATTGAGGGCACTTAACAGCAGTTGAGAACCCCACCTTCCATTCACCTAAACCCATACGCTCTAGTTCGTTCTTAATAATCCTATACTCATTAGGACGAAACGCAGCGTAATCCCCCTCAAACAACTTAGGAGAATCAGAGAGAAACAAGATGTCACAAGGATCACTAAACTCATAGTCTAGGATAGTGTGCTTAGGTAACGGCAACTTCAAAGCAGGGCAGTCGCCACACTTAGGGTTGTCTGCTCGAAAACTGAGGTCGCTCATAGGACTATGATAGGGTCGTGGCTAATTATATTGACAATAAAAAATTTGAAGAACTGATTCAGGAATTCAAATCAGGAAACAAAGAACATGAAAATGACTTATTTAACATGTTCGATGTTCTTATTGATCGACTAATGATGTCTTTTAGATTTAACGTCGATCATGAAGAAGCAAAACAAGAATGCTTCTTACTTATAATAAAGGTCTTAAACAACTTCAAGAGAGAATCTGGACAAGCCTTTAATTACTTCACTACCGTCATCCTTAATAACCTCCGACTCATTTATACTAAGAATAAAAAGTATAATGAGAAGATGGAGGCTTATAAAAGATTTAAGGCGGGGAACTACATGCCTAGTTCCGCACCGATAGAACCATTGTAAGTTACCACTCGCGGAAAGGACTTATGAATAACAACCATCATTGGTAGCTGATCATAAGACTGCAAGCACGCAGTGGAAATGGTTTCTCTGTGAGATTTAATCGCAGACCTAATTACTCCCAAAGGATTACGAACATCAAAAATGTCGATGACATTTAAATCCGTAGTACCGTCAGAAGGCAACTGATCATTAAAGTAGTTACACACGTCATCCCACTTATTTACAATGAGATAATATGCGTAATTCCTATCTTCTATATTGCTAACCACAGTAGACTCTAATTGCTTAGAAGTCTTAAGGTTAACAACACTGAAATTATTCTTTACTTTGCTCATCTGCGACTTCTACTTGTGGCTCTTCGGTTACAGCTTCGGGTGATTCCTCTGCCTTAGATTGCTGGTGTTGCTCCACAAGAGTCCTAATCTGCTCTGTCATTGTATTACACCCGGCAAAGAAAACCTGCTTATAAAAATCCTCATCACCTAACTCTGGTGGCTTGAGCTTACAAAAGTTCTTAAAGCCTTCCGCTTCTTCCTTACTTAACTTAATCTGAATCTTCATACGACCTCTACTCCTTTCGGTTAATTTAACTTTAGCATCCTTCAACTTAAACGATACTTTATCCATGAGCCTATTATAGTCATGGAACTAAAATATGAAAGATGATTTTGACATTAGTCCTTTAACAAGGAAGAAGAAACTTAACTCTAGAGCGAAAGGAAATAGATTCGAGAATAAAATAGCCAAGATGCTTAATGAAAGATTTGAAACTAATGAATTCTGTAGAAGTCCTGGTTCTGGAGCATTCGCTACTACTCATAACTTACCTTCATATTTAAAAATATATGGAGACCTTATAACTCCCGAGAAGTTTAAATACGTCATTGAAATAAAGAAAGGATACAATGACGAAAGAGTAAGTGATCTACTTAATCCTAAATCTCAAATATTTAATATGATAGGACAAGCTCACAGAGATTCTAAAAAATCTTCTAGAAAGTTTATTTTAATTATTGGTCAGGATCGTAGAGATCCCATAGCTATTACTAATGAATTAAAGCTTCCAGTAAGAGGGTTTAAAGTTTCTGGAGTATTTAATGATGTTCAAGTAGAGATGTTTAAATTAGTAGACTTACTAAGTATTAATGATATTTACTTTCTTTTTTAAAGATACTAAAATACTTTCAATTAAACTTAAGGCTTTAATAACCGTAGACTCTTCCTTAGGGCTTTCAGAATTGTTAGGGTACTTGTTGTAGTTACTTATTGTTTTCTTTCCGTAGTGTACTGAGTAGCTATTTGAATACGTTCCGTTAGACTTTCTAGATACCACTGCCTCCAGGGAGATTGTGTTACCGTTATCATCCTCTAAAGTTATGGTAGTTGAACCCGGTTTACCTTCGTTTATCTTCCACTTAGACCCAGGTTTTCCCAGGTTCGCAAACGCATCTTCTAACGGTTGATTATGCTTAAATCCAAATATTTCATTATTCTTAATATCTCTAATTTCTAATCCTAAGTCCCTGGTACTGTCCCCACCTACTCTCATCATTTTTAATTTAAGAGCATTAACCGCATTTTCATCTCCACTATTTATTTTAGACATTAACGATTGCTTTTCAACGTATAGTGCAACCTTTCTCTTTATCTTGTCTGGAGGGTCGCCTTTATACTCTTCAATAATCTGCCTTAAATTATTTGCTTCTGGTGACTTGGGGAGATACCCTACCGCATCAACTAGAGAATCTACTACAATATTACCGGCGGTATCAAATACGTTAGCAGTGGCTTGTTCTCCGTTTACTTGAACGCTAACTTTTTCATTATTAATTAAGAATCCATTTAAATCAGATCCCTCTTTTAATACTTTTGCTGCTTCTTTGTAAGAGTCATCATTTAAACCTATGAAGTCTTTGTATGCTTCTTCAGAGTTTACAATGTCACTCTCTGCGTCAGTTAATTTCTCTCCCCTAAGTATCTTATCTACAATTTCAACAGTTCTAGCTTGGGATCCTCCTGTTTGTGACCCGGCGGTAACTCCTTTAGAAAGTCCAATATAATTTTTAAGACTCGTGTTAATAACGCACACTGTTTTTTCTTCTTCGGGAGAATCATCTGACAAGCCTTTTAACTTGTCGGATCCTTTTAAGCACTTTAAAGATTCTTGTTGGTCATCCGATAGATCTGAAATCGGGGTTAATACAGGATCGACACCAAGCTTGCTGGCTGGACCTTTTGCGTCCTCACAGTTGTCGAACACTTCTATAACATCTTGTCTCTTTCCCCCTCCCGTGTCTGTACCGGCTGGTAAAGCCATGACTGACCCTCTCTTGGCTATTTCTTTTCCATAGGGAATCATTGATTTAACTAATTTAGTTGTAAAGCTTCCTTCTTTAGATCCTACTTGTGTAACTAATTCTTGAGCCATAGCAATGGTAGCAGCGTCTTCAAGGTCTAGGCCGGTTTGCTTCTCACTTTCAGTCCATGTTTCAGTTTGTTCGGTCAGCTTGTCAACTTTTCTTTTTATGTCGGTGACCAGTTTTGTTAACTGATTACCTAAACAATCGACCATTGTTTCGTCTTCATTAGCTTTTGCTTCTTGAATGAGATTAAAAAGATTTAAAACTTGAGGCAATTCTTCAAAGGTAAATCCTCGGTTTGCGTTCGCTCCTCCCGCTTTGTCCGTGTATAAATCAACTTCATCAGGAGAAACTCTTTTATTACATTGAGTAAACGCTTTTTTAAGAACCCCTTCATATAATCCCGTTTGATCCGACACTACAATAGAGTCATTATCTAAAACATTATTATCTGCTGCTACAATTAAAGATCTATTGCCCTCTGATCCCGTCATTGCAAATTCATTTCTAAGTTTCTTACAATAACCTTCGTTGGTGGTTTTTTTATTTCCATTAGCCAACTCTGTTAAATTGGCTAACTTATCTGCAATCTTAGATCTTAATTCTGCGTCGGGCTTAGAGTCTACTTTTATAAGTTTTCCATCTTTATACATAAGTTTAAAAGATAGGTTAGTTAATCGTGATTCTAAAGATTGTTGACCTCCACCTGTAAACCAACTAAGAGCACCTTGAGGTTTCATTCCAACAGACTTAGCTAAATCCACAAACCATTTCCTGTTCACACAATTGTCTGACACTGTTTTAAAAGATTTAAGTATTGAGTTTGCAATGTCTTCCGTAAGACCACTCAATGTCTTAGTCATTCTTTCGATGGCCCATTGCCCAGGACTTTTTGATCTTTTAGTTTCAAATTTGGTTACACCTTCTTCCTCACCTACAATAGCTGTTAGTAATGCTTTAAATTTTTGGTTGTTTCCTTTAGAAGGAGCAAGAATACTATTTTTTGGATCGTATACTCCAGTTCCATTAGAAATTATTAATGATTTTGATTGACTGTTTGCATACCATCGAGCTGGCTTGCCATTAACTGTAGCTACTTGTTCCTGAGGACCTTTAGCAGTCCATTGAGAATTATTTAAAATATCTAAAGCTTTAGGTACTCTAGGGTCTTCTTCTTGCTCCAGTAAACTAAGCCTTCGACCTGTAATTCGACTGAAACTCTCCAGTAATTCTTTATAGAAATCCATACTTTATTATAGACAAATAGCCTTCCCTCTTATTTAGAGGAGAAGGCTACCGTAGTAAGAGTATTAGACCGTTAGTTAAGGCGGTCGTAGTCAATGAAGTCGTATCGGAAACTTACTTCAATCGTTGAGAAATCGTTTGTAGCGTAGTTCTTTTCCGAGAAGGTAACCCCTGTAGGATAAACACCGTAAACTTCTACATAAGAGTGAGGTTCGTTAGTGTTGTCCAACTCTAGGATAGTCATCTTAGCAGCCTTGAAAGACTTGTTGCCAGGACCACCAGGAGCAGCCAGTTGAGTTAGGTCCCCTGTCATAGGATCGTAGATAGACTTAAACCAGTTCCAAAGTGCAGGAGTATTACGAGACAACAATTGGTTATCAAAAGTTATCGTAAGAGGTTGTGGAGTAAACTTGCCAGGGTAGTAAACTTTATCATTTAAACGATCTACTACAATATCTTCTACAGCACCTCCAATAGGACTAACTCTCTTAGCAGCAGAAGTTAATTCTTGTTGCTGCAATCTAAACTCTGCCGGTAATCCGAAAAACTTAACTTCAAACTGGTAGGCTCTAATAGCATCCAACTTGGTGGAAACCTTAGGAAGAGTCTTCCCAGGCTCAAAGTTTGCTCTGAAATCATTCTTTAAAAAACTATCTACCATAATTATTATCCATTAATTGTTGCTGATTGACTCGTAAGGTTAACTTCGAATACAATTGTTTCAGCAGCCTTAGTAGGCTTAATTGTTACCGAACACCAAAGTTCATTTCTGTCAACTCTTGCAGGAGTGTTAATAGTTGAGTCACACTTTACAGCACCTTCAAGGATTGCTCTTCTAGCTAGAAGATCATCAAGGAAAGGATTAATCGCATCTTCAATTAACTCCCAAGTGAGTTGATCATTAGGCTCAAACTGGAATGGCTTGCCAAGCTCAAGTAATACCTTTCGGATGTAGATCATTAGTCTACGAACATTAACTCTATCAAGTGCCGTTGGTGCTCTCTGAGTAGTTCTTTGACCAAAGATCGTAATGCCTGTAGTAGGGTCATTCGAAATAGGGTTTACTGAGTTTGAATATAGAGCATCCCTGTCGCCTTGGTTAACGACGATCTCTGTGGCAGTAGGCTTGGATAGACGACCTCTTCTAAAGCCAGCAGGAGCGAACCACGGCTCTGCCACAGCGTCTGTGAAGACACACTGTCTAGCAGCAAAGATTGCAGGATCATACCATTGTTCTGCTGAAGCAAAAGGATTAAACACTTGAACCCAAGGCCAGTAAACCGCAGCATACGAAGAGTTTAAAGCAGCCGTTCTAGTAGTTGGATCTTGACCGTTAATCCATTGTATCGCATCTTGAACTTCATTCAATGCATATGGAGGAGATACAATCGCCATGAAGTTCTTAGAAGTCTCAGCTAGAGAGATGAAAGCATTCTGAACGGAATCATCCTCGATGCCAGGAATCAATCCGATAGATATATTCAACCCATCGTCATCCAAAGCATACATGCCTGTCTTGGTAGCTTTAGATCCTATTAGATCAGAAGCAGTTGTACCCCCACTTTCTCCTCCGGCAAGATTGTAGGTTCCTTGAATAGGCTTTACAAATCTTGGAGTTCCAACAGGAGAATCCTCGGTAGCGTTTGTAAACCCTGCCGCTGTTGCGGTCACTCCGAATTGATTAGGAGCGACGTAAGCGTTCACACCGCTCAGAAGTTCTGCAAACACATATTCAGATTGATTATTCAATAGTTCTGAATTTAATATAAACTCAACAGATTCAATCCCAGAAGGAGATAACTCAATTGGAGAGAAGGACTCGGCTTGAGCACCATCACTGTTTACAACAATTCTATCTTTAGTGGATAGGTTGGCTACTTCAACTGACACACCTTGTGTACTACCATCTCTAAGGGCTGTTACATTGTAAGCAGTTCCTGGATAAATTGAGTTTACAACCAAGTCTACGCTAGAAGAAGTGTATCCGTTACGAGTAAGGTTATTAGCTTCACCCGTGGAACTGACACCACCTAAGATATTAACAGGCTTGAAGCCCATGGGGTGAGCGGCAGACAGTTGTAGAGTTGCACCCGATCCGGCAAACTTAGAAGCTAAGAAAACATTATCACCTTCAACATAAGCAAACACGTTTTGATCCGATGTTATAGAAGGGTTAAAAGCGTTTTGAATTATAGCAGAGGAGGTTGTGAAGTCTGTAGAGCTTGCAATTTCAACCGTAGCCGTTACAGCAGTGTTGGTAGCATTATCGGTAATTGAATAGTATATTGAAGAAGCTTCAACACTAGGAGTGTACCCGCTGACTACGAGAGCAGGAGAAGCTCCCACAGCTACATTGGCAGAAGCGTATGCTAGAACCTTAGTAGGATCAATACCTCTTACAAAGTAAAGTTGGTTGGTAGCTTCTAGAATCTCTAAAGCACCCTCAAGACCCTGGCCTTCGAGAGCGGTGTCTGGCTTTCCAAAAAGTCTTAAAAGGTTTTCTTGGCTTGTAATAAGCGTAGGCTCATTAACAGGACCCTTATTAGCGAACCCTACTAAACCTACAACACTTGAATTGATATTCGGAGTGTATATTGAAATATCGTTTTCAATAACTACAACGGATGGACTGGTTGGTATTGCCATGATTAATTACTCTTAAATTTTGTGAGAGGTTTCTTGCTCGGTAATGGAAGAGCAGGAACAACAGTAGGAACAGGAGTCACGTCAGGAGAATAAACCATTCTTACCATCCTTCTACGTACTAAATTTTTAACAATTTTACTGTCCCAATTATCAGGAACTTGGACGTTCTGACTAGGGGCTAGAAACAAGTATTTAACTCCTTGAGGAGTTTTAAAAGGTATACTAATACCTTGCATACTTGTGTTGGTTA